GGGCTTGCGACGATGGGCGACACGCTCGACGGTTACGGGCTCGTCCTCGACGATGCGACGTCGACGGTGCGCATTTCCGACCTGCTCGACTTCGCGACTTGGGATCCGACGCAGTTCATTCGGCGTAGCAAGGCAGCCGATCCGCTTCGCGCGATCCGTGCGGCGAACGGGTATTTGTACTTGATGGGCGCGCAGACCGGAGAAGCCTGGTACAACGCCGGCGAGTCTCCGATTCCGTTCGTGTTCCATCCGTCGGGATTGATGCCGTACGGGATAGCGGCTCCGTTCTCAGCCGAGATCGTGGGAGCCACACTCGTGTGGGTGGCCGCTACAGCCAACGGTCAGGGCGTGGTTGTACGGACTCCGGGACTCGCAGTCGAGATCGTCAGTACTGTGGCGCTCGCGAATACGTTGAACGGGTACGCCAGTCTCGATGACGGCATCGGCGACAGCTACGAGGACAGGGGCCACACGTTTTACTTGCTCTCCCTGGGTACGGCGAACGCGACATGGGTACACGATGCGGCGCTGCCGGCGAGTGTAGCGTGGCACGAGCGAGGGACGTGGATCGCGGAAATGTCGAGGTTCGACGCGTGGCGATCTGCGTTTCATGCGTTTGCGTTCGGCGAACACCGCATGCTTGACCGCACGTCGGGAGCCGTCTATCGCATGGGACCGTCGTTTGGGGTGGACGCGGGAGATCGGCCCATTCGGCGCGTGCGTAGATCTCCAGCACTCGTGAGCGAGAATCGGTTGCTGTACTATCCGGCGTTCGAGCTTGACCTCGAGTCCGGTCTCGGCGTGACGGGTACTGGCCAGGGATCCAACCCGCAGGTGATGCTGCGGATGAGCAACGACAACGGCAAGACGTGGGGATTCGAGGTCGTGCGCTCGGCCGGAAAACTCGGCGAGTACGAGACTCGAGTGCGGTGGCTCCGTTGTGGAGCTGCGCGGCGCCGGGTGTTTGAGGTTTCCGTCACCGACCCGATTCCTTGGCGCCTGACCAACGCCTACTTGCCCGGGTTCGAGCGCGCCAACCCTGGAATCGGGAGGGCGGCATAAATGCCACTTCTTCCCGTTCCGATGCCGGTGGCCGATGCGCTCGTGAGCAGGCTCGGGTTCATCACCGAGACCTGGATCAAGTACTTCACCAACCAGACCCAGGAGATCGTGCAGGCTGCGCGGGTACTCACGAGCAAGAGCTTGCTGGATCAGAGCGCGTCCATCGGTACGACTCCATTCGACGTGACGAGCGTGCCGGCGGGGATCTACCGGCTGGCGTACTACGCGCAGGTCGTCCAGGCGGCAACCGTGTCGAGCAGTCTGATCGTGACGTTCCTGTGGACCAACCGGGGGGCGTCGCTGTCGCTCGCCGGGTCGGCGATGACCGGGAACAGCTTGACGACGGTGAGCGCCGGGAGCATGCTGATCCACGTGGATCAGAGCTCGCCCATCTCGTTCTCGACGACGTACGCATCGGTGGGAGCTACGCCGATGAAGTACGATCTGCACATGACCCTGGAGCGGTTGGCGGCATGAGTCAGCAAGAGCGCATTCTCCCGACGTACGAATGGGACCGACTGAAGATCGCGCAGCTGCCTCCCCTCTGGCGGTACGTGCGACCGGGCGAAATGGACATGGTGGTGGTCGAGAACGATGCACGCATCGTTGCGTGTTGCGGCGTTCTTCGGGTACCGTGCTTCGAGGGCTTGTGGATGGCCGATGACCATCGTGGGAACGCTGGGACCGCAAGGCGACTGATGCGGATCATGGTCGCAGCCGCAAACCGGTGGGCGAATGGCTGGGCGTTTGGTGCCGCGGCTGACGACCACATGCGGGACATCTTGGCTCGGATTGGAGGGCAGAAGCTGCCGGCGGACTTCTACGTGCTGCCACTCCAGCCACAGAGGCTTCAGCCAGAAAGCGAAGGATCAGAATGCCGGACGCAGTAGCAGCCGCAGCCATCACGGCGGCGGGCGGGCTCCTCGGTGGCGGTCTGTCGTCGCGTGCGTCGAACCGAGCGAGTACGCAGCAAGCACGGGCGGCGGAGGAGGCCCTCAGGTTCGAACGCGAGCAAGCGGCGGAGGACAAACGGCGGTATGACGAGCAGCAAGCAGCGCTGAAAGCGCAGTGGGACGCGGAGCAGGAGCGGCGCAGGCCGTATCGCGAAGCGGCTGAGCGCATCATCTCCCGGTACGGTGGCAGGCCCAGCACGGCGCGCGTGACGCCTACCGAGATGCCGGCAGGTTGGACGCCTGGTGCGACGGAGTCAGTCAAACGCCGGCTCACGTTGGGCGCCATCGCCGGTTCGGTTCCGACACTGCGCTCGGAGCCTGAGACGCCTGCGTTGGTCGGGCCGCGCTTCAGCATCCGGAACTGGCAGGACTGGAGCAACTACGGTGCCTGACCAGCCCTGCGACGTGTGCTTCGCTGTCGACGGCGACCGCACGCCGAAAGCTACTGCTCGGTGGTGTGGGAGGTGCCGGAAGTGGATCTGCGACCGCTGCCGGTACAGCCCGCGGCGGATCCAAGCAGTGGCGCATACTGTACGGCGCACGCTGCGTGACTACGTTTCGAAACGTGAGGTTTCGACATGATCGCCTCAAGGGAACCGTGCGGCCCGGACGGGTACACACCAGACGGCTCGCCATGCCAACCTGAGCCAGGGCCGCCACCGCCGCCTCCGGAGTCTCCAGGGCCGCTAGAATTCCCGAAGCAGCCCACAGGCGAAGTTGAAGTCGGAGGTGAGGGCGGAGGTGAAGACCTCGGCTTCTCGCCGTTCTCGGGCCCGATGAGCTTCCGGTACAACGTGCCTGGCGTCCCGCGCTTCCGGGCTCCGGTGTTCCGGGCGCCCTCGGCAGCGGAGGCGCTGGAGGAGCCTGGTTACAAGTTCGGAGCCGAGGAAGGCCGCCGGGCGCTCGAGGCGTCTGCATCCGGCAGGGGTACGCTGCGTACGGGGGGCACGCTCAAGGACATCGTGGCGTGGGGCGACCGCTTCGCGACTCAGCACTACGGAGACGTATTCAACCGCGCTCTCTCCGCGTTCGACCGTCTCTATCAGGGCAGCCGCGACGAGTACGCGCCGTTGCTCGCGGAATGGAACGCACGCAGTGCTGCGGGCCTGCGTGGCGCGGAGCTGGACTGGGCGCGCACCTACGATCAGTGGGCGCTCGAGCAGCAGCTCCGTGCGCAACGCGAGGCTGCGATTCTAGGAGCCGGAGCCGGATAACGCAGCATGCCAGCCGCGATCCCGTACGCGCCAGCCGACTACTACCGGCCCCGGAACCGCATCGCCGATCTGATCCTGGCTGCGGGCCAAGCGCGTGCTGCGGGCGCCGCACGCAGCGGAGAGATCTGGGGAGACGCGATCGCTCGAGCGGCGTCCGGCATCGGTGGAGCTATCGCGGATGCTCCGCGGCTGCGTGCGGAGAGCACCGAGCGTGAGGCTGCCACCGCCTTCCGTGAGCGCCAGATGGCTGCCCTGGAACGAGGAGAGCAGAGGGAGGAGGCTGTCAGTGGCGCTCTCGGTGGGTATGGCCAAGAGGACTTCGACATCAATGCAGCGGTGAGCTCACTGCCTCCCGACGCGCAACTCGGAGCGCGGAAGATCTACCAGGAGCTCGAGTCCTCGCGGCTTCAGGCTGACGAGAGCACCGCGTACGTGCTGGCGAAGGGTGCGCGCATCGCAGAGAGCCTGCTGGAGACGCCGTTGCAAGACGTCGGCATGGAGCTGGTGTCCAAGTACTTCCGCCAGCACTTCCCGCAGCAGATGGAGCGCCTCGAGGCCACCGTGAAGGAGGACCCATCGAAGCTGAAGCCGCTACTGCAGCACCTACAGGGACAGTCCGAGCGGTTCCGGAAGGAACTGGAGGCGAGGAAACCAAAGACGCGTGAGATCAAGACGCGCCAGCCTGGGGGCGGCGAGCGGATTGAGATCGTCGAGGACGTGCCGGGGCTCACGCGCGAAAGCGCGCCGGCGCCCGAACAGCCGCTCTCGCGGATCGAGGCCGAGGCAGCCGCACGAGCGCGCGGTACGGCGAGAGGGAAGCCACCCGGCGGTGACGAGGAGATGACGTTGAGCCCCGAGGGCGTTGTGCTCTCCAGCTATGGTCCGACGAAGAAGTCTGAAGTGCGCCGCCAGGCGATGGAGCGCGGGCTGCCTGTGTTCGAGACTGCTGCGGCGCAAGGCAAGGGCATCACGCTGGCTGGGATCGTAGCCGACGCGAAAGAGTTGAACGACTTGCTAGCGGACCCAGAGGTTCAGGCGGCGGTGGGCCCGGTTGCTGGGCGATGGGCGCAAGCCCGGGGCACTGTCATGTCGCTTCCGGGGTCGGTGCGTCGGGCGCTCCAACTCATGACCTCGCTGTCGGACACCGAGCTGCGCAAGCGGTCTGGTGCAGCGATCAGCCCGGGTGAGATGCAGCGGATTCTCAAGTTCGCCACCGACCCTAACAAGCCGCTTGACCACAACACCATGGCGGTTTCGGGCCTGCTTAAGTCTGCGGCGCGCGACTACAAGGCGCTCTCCGGAGTCGACCTGGGCGTGGCGAATGAGCCAGAGTCAGATCCGGTGTCCGAGATCCTCTCGATCTTTAACGCAGCCGGGCGCCGCTGATGCCGCTCGAGACTCTTCAGAGTCATCCCGCGTGGGCGAAGCTGCGCGAAGACGAGCGCGAGAAGGTGCTCGCGGCGTTCGAGCAGTTGAGCGAGCAGGACCGTGCGCGCCTGTACCAGAGACTCGGTGCGGGTCGTAGTGCAGAGCCGGCGCCTTTCGATGAAAGCGACCTACTCAATCCGGAGCGCGGCGCGGAGATGGTGCGGCAGTCGCTGTTGGCCGCAGGCCCCGGTGGGCTGGCGGGCCTCGGTGTGCGTGCGGTGGCCGGGGGCGCAGCGCGTGCGGTCGCCGGAACGGGCCTACTCAGCCAACTCGCGCAGAAGTTCGGCGGCAAGGTTTGGCCGATGGCGAAGGGCGCCGCCATGGGCGCCGCTCTGGAAATGGTGCCGATCATCGGAGGCGGGAGTTTGCTGCAGGGCGCTAAGACGGGCGCGATGCTCGGGATGGGGCAAAAAGGATCAGGCCCGCTTTGGAAGTTCGGAAAGAAGCGCGCGCTGATCGAGAACGCGGCTGGCATCGCTCGTGGTACGAAGGCCGCGCCTGCGGCAGCGCGAGCGGCGAAAGCCGCGCCCACCGTTGCGCGTGCGGCGCCGGAGGCGGCTGCAACGCCTGCAGCGATCGAAAAGGGGTACGTTTACCACGCAACAAACGCCGAAAGGCTTGAGGATATCGCAAGCGCCGGCAAGCTGAAAACGTATCGACCAAGCTATGGAACAGATCAGCGCGCGTGGCCTGATGGCGCCATTGAACGGCGTGCCTATTTCGGGAAAACAGCGGAGGGGGTTCGCCAATTCGCTCCTGAGCATGGCCAGGCGGTTGTCGTCAGGACCAAGGTCGGCCCACACATCCGGAGGGAGAGCACTGGTGATCTCTATACGCGCGAGCCCATCAAGTCCGACATGCTCGAGTATCAAGCTGCAGATGGATCGTGGATCCCCGTTTCGTCTCTGGCTGCGAAGGGAGTAACCGCAACCACAATGACGTTGGGCAAGCTGGTCGAGAAGGCATCGGCTACGAAGCCCGGTTCTATGCGCCAGGCGCTCGCCGAGCCGCCCGCGTTCGCGCGCGGGCCCGCACGTCCGATCCCAGCGATCGAACCGTCAGCCGCAATCTCACGAGTTCTCTCGCAGGGCGAATACGATCACTACGGCATTCGAGTGCTCGGGAAATCCAAAGTGAAAGTGGGAGAAACGCTCAAGGCCAGTCGTGAATTTCTCGATGATAAACCGACTGGCGCTATGGTTGAAGGCGGCACTTCAGTGGTTGAGGTAACCGGAAAAAACATTCAAGAAGCCCTCGAACGTGCCAATAGGTATGGACTCAGGGGCAACAAAGTGGTTTTGGTTGGATCGAATCGACGAACGATAGGCCGTCCTGATCTAGGCGAGGTGGCCCTAGAAAATCCCAAGGTATTGGCTGTTTTGGGTGAGCGTTCAGGGTCGTCTATCGCCACCATTGCTGGAGCGCGTGCTGCACCCGCCGCCCAAGCCGCTGCGCCCTCAGCGGCGCCGACCATGCGCCAGGTACTCGCGGAGCCGCCCGCTTTCGCGCGCAACCCGATCCGGCCTCCACTCCCGAAAGGAGCGCAAGCCGGTCCGAAAGGTAGGTCCATGCCCGCAGAAAACACCACCGTGGGCGCGCACCTGCCCGCGGTCCCGGCCACAGCCGGGCCCGGCGCGCGCAAGGAACTCCTCGAGATCGCGCTACGTGAGCTAAAAAGCGCCGGGCATCGGCAGGAATACATCGTGGACAAGCTGAGCAGGCGCTTCGGCATTAGCGCGGCCGAGGCGTATCGCATCGTTCGAGGGACGCGATGACCCGCACGCGCACGCTCAGCCTCGCCGGCGTCTTGCTGCTCGCATTCTCGATCCAGGCATGGAGCGCGACCGGAACGGTGATGCCCTCGCCGAAGTTCTACTGCCTGGACAACAACGGAGCGATCGTGAGCGGCGGGAAGCTGTTCACGTACGCGTCTGGCACCACGACGAAGCTCGACACCTACACCGATGCGACGCTGGCCACGCCCAACGCGAACCCCGTCGTCTGCGATTCTTCCGGGCAGGCGACGGTGTTCCTGAGTGCCACTGCCTACAAGTTCACCTTCGCGCCGTCGACGGACACCGACCCGCCGACCGCTGCCTATTGGACGGTGGACAACGTGGGCGCGGTTGCGTACATCAGCACTGACCTAGACGTGTTGGGTACTGCAGGAGAAGCCCTGTCGGCGAGTGATGCAGTGTACGTGAGCGATGGCAGTGGCGGACTCACGGCTGGACGCTGGTACAAGACGGACTCGGACAACACCTACTCGAGCACGCTGCCACAAGCTGTCGGTTTCGCGCCCTCCGCTATCGCATCGGCCGCGGCTGGCAGCATCCGCATGAGCGGGCGCTTGACGGGACTGGCTGGGTTGACGCCAGGCAGCACGTACTACGTGTCGGCGACACCCGGGGCGATCACGAGCACAGCACCAGCGAACCAACGGATCTTGGGCGTTGCGGACTCCGCGACGTCGCTGGTGATTGCGACGTCGGTCTTGACGCCTGCCTCCGCGACTGCCGCCGGCATCGTGTCGCTCGCGGCGCAGACGCTTGGCTCGGGGGTGAAGACCTTCACGAGCGCGCCAGTGTTCAACGCTCCTGCGACCTTCCGGCCCGGTGCAAGCGCCAGCGCCGACGCCACCATCTCCGGCAGGGTGTCGACCAACACGACTACGGTCGGCAACGTTGGGGCTGGCGAAGACGACCTGATGAGCTACTCGCTGCTCGCCAACGCACTCGATGCGAACGGCAAACTCATCCGCATCTTGACGTGGGGCGACACGGCAGGCAACGCGAACAACAAGCAGCTCAAGGCGTACTTCGGCGCGACGAACATCTCGCTGTTCAATGGTGGGTTCAATGCCGCCCTCTGGCATGCCGAGGTGTACATCGTCCGTACGGGTGCCGCGACGCAGGTTCTGAAGGGTACGGTGTGGATGCGCTATGGAGGTGTGCCCGACGTGTACTCACCAGCCGTTGCGACTCCAGCCGAGACGCTGTCGGGAGCTGTGACGATCAAGTTCACGGGTGAGGCCACGACGAACGACGACATCCGGCAACAGGGCATGATCGTCGAGGTCATCGGGTAGCGCAAGGCCGTTTCCAGCCCCAGGACGCCGCCCAGGGCCACCTGGGGCGCTCCTGGGAGAAGCTAGGGGCGTCGGAGCCTCGAAAACGGCTTGACAGCGGGCGCCACATGCGCTAGCTTGGGGTTGTGACGAAGCTTGCCGCTGCTGTAGCCCTTGGGCGTCGCTCGAGAGCTGTGCTTACCGCCGAGCGTCGGACCGAGATCGCCCGCCTAGGCGGTCTTGCCCGCGGACGTCAGATCCGCGCACGCCGTGCCGCGGTGGTCGAGGCTGCCAAGAGCAAAACGGCATGAGCGCAAGAGTTCGCGCAAGAGTTTCATCCGGCGCCGCATCAAACAGTTCCGGTCGGGGCGCAACCGCGGCGGGAGCAAGCCCCCCTCACCCGTGCGAGTGTGAAACGGCCTAGCAGGCTTGGCTTTGAGCGCGGGGAAGCGCCTGTCGGTGTAGGTCCGAGCCGAGCCGGTATCGGACCAATCCTCTCCTCAAAAAGTACTTGACAAGCTAGCGCTTGTAGCCTATATTGGGGGCGTGGAGGTTGACATGCGCTTCCTATTCGCGACCTCGCTGGACTGTCACGGTTGCTCCCCCCGCCAGGCCCGCTATCCCCAGGATCACGTCGTCGAGGTGACGGCGGTGCTGGATCCGGACGGCGGAGACGCCTACGTCACGCGCGCGACGCTGCTCGCGCGCGAAGGCTGTCACGGCCGGCCCCGGGACATCACGGCGTTTGTGGCGGCCCGCCCGGCGCTTCAGCGCGACCTGCTCCTCGAGGCGCTCGACGAGTACATGCGCGAGGGCCAGGCGCGCCGCTACGCCTCCGACGAGCGGTACTGAGGAGGAGGCGAGCATGGCGCAGTATTACTGGTGCTGGCGTTGCCGTCGCTGGATCGGGCCGCCGTCTGGTCGGCTCGTCGCGACGAAGCTGTGCCGGGACTGCCGGCGGGAGGTGAAGAAGTGAGCCTACAACTGATCGAAGGACACGACGCCATCAAGGTGGAGAACGTGGTGATCCACGTGTTCTCCGACCCCGGGATCGGCAAGTCGACGCTGGCGAACATGGGGCGTAAAGTGCTGCTGATCGACTTCGACGACGGCGCTCACCGCAGCCTCGGGCGTCAGCGCGTGGTCCGTCTGGAGCGCTGGTCCGACCTCGAGGAGCTGCTGAAGCATCCGTGGCTCGACGAGGCTGAGACGCTCGCGCTCGACACGGTCGGCCGGGGACTCGACATGCTCAGCAACGAGATCATCGGAGGCGATGCGAAGCTCGGTACGCCGCTCAGCGGCCTGAATCAGCGCGGGTGGGGTGCCATGAAGCAGCGGTTCATCACGTTCTTTTCGACGATCCGGCGCCGGCGCAAGGACGTGCTCCTGCTCTCGCACGCGAAGATCGAGAAGGACAAGGAAGGCAACAAGGCCGTGTACCCGGACATCGTTGGCGGCTCGGCCGGCGAGGTCTTCAAGGTCAGCGACGCGATGGCGTACTATTCGCTCGAGAACGGGCGCCGCGTGCTCGACTTCAACGCGACCGACGCGCACATCGGCAAGAACCCGCCCGCGTGGGGCAAGATCGTTGTGCCCGACTACGCAACAGCCACGACGTTCCTGGCGGACAAGATTCTGCAGCCGCTCAAGGATCACCTCAACGCGCTGAGCCAGGAGCAGCTCACGGTGCTGAAGCAGGTGGCCGACTGGCACGCCGCCATCGACGGCCTGGACGCGACGGCCGTGGCGCTCACGGGGCAGATCGCCAAGGTGAGCGACATCGCGCACGAGGCTGTGCGCGCCCAGGCTAAGACGCTGCTTTGGCGGCGGGCGAAAGCGCTCGGGCTCGAGTTCGACCAGCCCAAGCGGGCGTTCTTCAAGTCGAGCGCGAAAGCCGAAGAGACGCAGCCGGCATCGAAGCAGGAGCAGGAGAAACCGAAGGCGGCGCCCAAGGGGCGCCAGCCGCAGCAGTTCGAGTGAGGCGATGAACCTCTATGCGTCCGTGTCGCGGGTCGATGAGTTCCGGCGCGTCGTCGAGACCGAGTGGGCATCCGAGGCGCAGCTCATCAAGTCGATCCGCGAGCGAGCGCCCCTCGGCTGGCAGGCACAGTGGGGGACCGCCCTCCACGCATGCATCCAGGACCCCGACCGCTGGCGAATCGCGGATCGCTCGTATCTGTACGTGCCGCACGGGAGCGACGGCGTCGAGCGCGAGATCCCGTGGCCGGCGGCCATCGTGGATCCGTGCCTCGCGGAGTGGCCGAAGGGCTGCGTGTTCGAGCGCCGCTGCGAGAAGGACTACCGCATCGGAGGCGATACGATCACGGTCGCCGGGCGCGTCGACGCCGTGCACGGGTTGATCCTGATCGAGGGCAAAACCAAGTTCGGGTACGTGGATCCGGTGGAGGTCGGGGACTCGCTTCAGTGGCAATTCTATCTCGACATGTTGCCGTGGGCTGTGGCGGTCGAGTATCGGCTGCACGAGATCGGTGGCCTGTACTCGGGCGACGATGGCGAGCTGCGCATCGCCAAGGGTGGTCCACGTCTCGAGGAGATACACGTGTTCCGCATGTGGCGCCAGGCCGAGATGGCCGAGAAACTCGAGCGGTGGATCGCGGAGTTCGTGGCGTGGGCCCGGGACCGTGGCTTGGTGGACAAGCTGAAGCGCTTCGAGG